AGTTTTGCTCCTCTGTTAGGTGATGTAGTTTTAAACCACACACTACCTGTAGGTCTCGCACTAAATCCTGTAGGCTGACCTAGGCTAGTGTCTGATATTTTCCAAGCAGGTATTGAAGTATGCGCACTAATTTGTACTGCTGGAGGGAAGTAAGTTCCTGTTGTTATACCCAGTAGTGTTAAAGTAGCACCTGTCCCGCCAATTAAAATATCGCCGCCACGTGTAGAATCACCAATTGCGCTACCTGTGCCGTCGCTGTAGATTTCTAAGTATCCGTCAACTGCTGCTGCACGAACGCCTGAAATTAATGCAAGATTAATGTTTTCAGCAATATCACTAACAGTATCACCGTCTGCTACAGTTACAGTAGAAGTACCATTAATTATAATGTCACCTGCACTTGCTCCGGTAGCTGTTGGATTAGCTACTGTGCCTTTAATGGTTGGCCAACTTTGTGTCCAGGAATCACTGCCGACTTCAACCCAAGTACCGCTAGAGTTTTTGTACCATAGTTTGTTTAGTGAAGTAACTGCTACTACTGCATAACCACCAATTGCACCAATTGATCCTTTAGGTGTGTAGTCTGAGCCTGCATAGTCAACAACATCAGCTGTATCAGTTATTACAATAGGAGTTTTGCTCGAAAATGTTTGACCGCCAGTGGTATTAATGTTAGCACCGTTCCATTCAAAAATTCCGTAGATAGAATCTGCTGTGTCGAACCAATATGTTCCTGCTGTTGGATTCGAAGCAGGCTGTATTGCACTAGGTGCTAGCTCTCCGAGATCAATATCTGCTCTTACAACCCATGCTCTGTTGCTAACACCCAATAGTGAGTATGCAGCCTGAAGCCCGTATTCATTTAGTTCACTTCCGTGAATTGGATTGTTATTTGCGTCAATTTGAAATAACGGATCACCAAATGTGTCTGCTAAATCTCTCTGCGATGTGAGCAAATAAGGTCTCCCTGCATTTGCTTTCAATGTTCCTTGTGCTGTTCCTGTGCCACTTGCATTTGCTTTGTTTTGTGCAGTAGCTACAAAAATCATTGGTACTGTACCCGGTTCAGCTGGGGTGTAAAAGCTTTCGTCTATTACGCTGACCTGTACTCCTGGTGATGTCAATGCCATTATAATTCTCCTGTTGGAAATAGTATTTTATTACATGTATTTAGCACGACCTCGATAAAAAACCATAGTTAACCGTAGAAAAAAGGGATCGAAAAGGTGAGGTAAATACATTATGAGACCATTATGTAAGTGCGGAGAGCGGCCTGCTGCTATAAATTACCGTAAAGGAAACAAAATTTATTATCGTAAGCTATGCGAGAAATGCTTGCGAAATGGTATTAATCACGGAATTCCTAAATGGAGACAACGTGGTTATGAAAAGAAAACTAGTTGCGAAAAGTGCGGCTTTAAATCAAAGCACGACGAGCAATTTAATGTTTTTCATATCGACGGTGATTTAAATAATTGTCGTCCTAATAATTTAAAAACAATATGCGCTAACTGTCAGCGTATTCTGCAGAAAACTGGAGTGCAGTGGAAGCAGGGAGACTTAGTCCCCGATTTCTAAAAATGGTACGCATTAGTATTGCTACATTCTTTTCTAGTCTTGATAAGTCGCCATTATTGTCGATTGTGTAATCACACATCCATTGTTCAATACTCATTGAACTAGGATCTTCAGTAGGCAAATGATCGCAACGATCTACCCAAATAGCATAATCAAAAATTTCTTCGTTCTGCATTGCAAAAAATTCACGTTTATTGCGTAGTCCGCAGTATATGTTGTTTTGTGCAAATAAGTTACGTCCTAATCGTGCTAGATCATCACTACAGTAATCGTGAATCATATTATACCATTCAGTGCGATGATTATGACGATCTGCGTAACACTCTTCTTCGTTAGCATAACCGTACTTGTCTTTTAGGTCGTCAAATATAAACAACTCTGAACAGAACTTTGATGACGATTGAAATGTATATCCGTATGCTTCTAACATCTCGCATACTGTATCTTTGCCGTGTCGGCCGTGTCCTACTATTAACAGTTTAGGTAAACGCACTTAGAATACTCCTATGATTCTCTATAGTTTACTATAACCTACTGTAAATGTCAAGTTCTTTTTTTAACTTGTCGTCCTGCCCAGGCTGCTTCAAAGCCAAGTGTGCTATACTCAGCTCGTTCACAATTACCCCATAATCTAGTCATATAGGAATCATATGTTTTTTCAATATCTTTTTCGCTCCATGATTCTGGGATAAGGTGACCTTTAACCATCCAATACAAACGATTTGCTTCTTTGAGTTGAAAGTATGTCATACTGTATTTACAATATGTTTAGATTATAGCGTTAACATTAACCAATTAAGAAACCGTATCCGTTACCGCCCGGTACTGCTTGACTCACTTCTATTTCTAGCTTTTCCATTTCTGATTGTGCTTCTGCTTTTAGACTTGCACCGTTAAGACTTGTTCCGCCTTGTGGACCTGCAATAGTTGCAAATTTTTCTCTAGCTTCACCTAGCATAAATTTACAAGTAGCAAGAGTGTAATCTTTAATCCATTGTTTAGCTAAGTAATCATCTATAAGATTTTCATCCGGGCGATAATTATAAGCATATAGCATTACTGTTTCTTCTGCTCTAGGTCTCTGTAATAGTGTTAATTTTTTACTAGTTGTGTTCCATTTAAATTCAATAAAGCTACCAAACATACGTCCTACAAGTTCTTGATATTGACTAAAAAAGTCATACGTAGCAAGACCTCCCATACTAGAACTAGATAGCAAATATGCATTTGTGTAAGCAAGATTAAATGGATCAAACAGACTGCCTCCTCCTGTTTCGCCCGAAGCATACAATTTAACTCCAACAATGTCTCCAGCAGTTAACGGACTATTAAATGTTATTGTGCGCTGAGTTGTATCTGTTGCATAGCTTGTTGTGGCATTTCCGTTAACTTCTACAACTATTGTATCAACTGATAATAAATTATAATTAACTGTAAACGTTTGATTTTGTGTTACTGTAACTGTATAAGACTGTGTATATATAGGTCCACCGCTGGCACTTGTACTAGGTCTTGAGCCTATACTTCTACGGAATATTTTTCTCACTTCTACAACTTCGCTCGGTAGTGTATATTCATTTTGATCTATAACAGTTTCTAAGAAAATATAAGATTCTTCTACTGAATTATCGCTGCGTTGTCTAAAACGGGTCAATGCCTTGTTTAATGCTGTTTCATAATGAATAGGATCTAGTTCAACGTCGACCATGCCGCCGCCCAGTAGTGCATAAACGTAATCGAATATTTCTTGTTTCTTTGTTTGTAAGTTTGCCATTGATATTTTTCTCCGCATAGTATTTATCGTAACGATAAATATGTATATGCCAAGACTAAGTTTATATAAACCAGAACGAGGTAATGATTACAATTTTATAGACAAGCAAGTCTATGAAATGTTTACTGTTGGCGGTACTGATATACATATTCATAAGTACCTAGGAACAGAAAGTCCTAGCGATGCTAGTGCAACCGCTGATCAACCTCAATATGACGCTGTTAAAGAAACTAACATACAAGATCTGTTATTTTTAGAAAATAGAGACAGAAAATATGATCCCGACGTATATACTATGCGAGGAATTTACAATGTACAAGATATCGATTTTGACCTAAGTGCATTCGGATTGTTTTTAAGTAATGACACACTTTTCTTAACTGTACATATTAACAGTTCAGTAAAAACACTTGGCCGAAAAATAATGTCAGGTGATGTTGTAGAAATACCTCACCTTAAAGACGAGTATGCACTTAATGATTACAGTGTTGCACTAAAAAGATTTTATGTTGTAGAAGATGTTAATCGTGCAGCAGAAGGCTTTTCACAAACTTGGTATCCTCATTTATATAGACTTAAACTTAAACAAATTGTTGATAGTCAAGAATTTAAAGAAATATTAGACTTGCCTGCAGAAGAAGATGCACCTGGTGGAAATACACTTAGAGATTTATTGTCTACTTATGAAAAAGAAATGCAAATTAATAATGCAGTAGTTGCACAGGCAGAAGTAGATGCATCAAAATCAGGTTACGACACTAGTCATTACTTTAGCTTACAGCTAAATGCAGACGGAAACACAGAAGTAAAAGACACAGACTCCGACGGATTACCAGATGAAATGGTAAGTGTTGATAGAGAAGGTTACAAAGGTTACTTATTAGGTGACGGTATTCCGACTAACGGTGCGCCGTTCGGTCATGGAATACAATTTCCTACCAATGTAGAACTAGGAGACTTTTTTTTAAGAACAGATTTTGCTCCTACTAGATTATTTAGATATGACGGAACACGATGGGTGAAACAAGAAGACAATGTACGTATGACGCTAACTAATACTAATACCAGAAGCACACAAAAAGGAACGTTTGTAAACAATACAAACAGTGCTGAAATAGGCGGTGAACAAGTAGAAGAACGTCAAAGTTTAAGTAAAGCATTGCGACCAAAGGCGGATAATTAATGAGATATTCTGAAATTAAAATTGTAGAAGAATGGGGAGTACGCGACGAACTTAATAGGCCTACTCAGATGTGTGCTATGTTACAACGAGCCGCACGAGAAAACATACCTTCTAACAATGTTTTAGCAATACGCTCAAGAGATAGATACTTGAGTAATTATCCTGAGTGGACTGATTATCTAATGAACTGCTCACAGGGTATTGGTACAGGCGTAGGAGATGGAAGCGGCACAGGCGATGTTGGTCCTGGACCAGGTACAGGCCCAGACGAGTTTGGTCCCGGCAAAGGTGATTCAGGGTTAGGTACTGGAGATTCGCAAGGTCCAGAAAGTGGAACAGTTCCAGGATCGCCAGGAGATGGCGCTAGTACAGGAGATAGCGCAGGAAGCGGTGAAGGACCGGGCGAAGGACCCGGTAGCGGTACCGCAGAAACTCAACGCAAAATTGATCAAGTCGAGCAGGCTATCAGAGACGGAGACTTTGAAGGTGCTAGAGAGATAATACAAAACAATCCCGATGTTGCAGATGCTATTCCTGATAGTTTAGAAAACAGAATCGATGGTCTGATTGCTGATCGGGCAGCACAAGCTGAAGCTGCACGTAGGGCAGCACAAGCTGCTGAAGAAGCTCGAGAGGCTGAGAGAAGAAGAGAAGAAGCAGCTGAAGCAAGACGAGAAGCAGAAGCAGCAGAGCGTGAGGCTCAAAGACAGCGTGATAGAGAATCAAGAGAAACTGCTGAGGCAGCTAGAAGAGAAGCAGAACGTGTAGAGCGTGAACGAGAAAAGGCCGCTGAAGAAGCTCGAGAAGCCGAAGAAGCTGCACAGAGAGCAGAGCGCGAGCGTACAGAGGCATTAGAAAGAGAACGCCGAGCAGAAGAAGCTCGCCAAGCTGCTGAACGTGCCGAGCGTGAAGAAGAGGCTCAGCGTCAAAGAGCCAGACAAGCCGAAGCGGAAAGATTGCAGAGACAAGCAGAAGAAGCGAGAAAAAGAGCAGAACAAGCAGAACGAGATAGACAAGAAGCAGAACAAAGACAACAGGGTACGGAGGAACCTTTACCTCCTGTTAGTCGTCCTGATAGTGTTCCTCCTGTTACTACTACTCCTCTGCCGCCACCGCAGCCGGGCAGTGAAACGCCCCCAAATACAGACAATTCAACACCAACACCAAGCCCTAATCCAGACTCTGGAACTGGAACACCTTCAACAGACTGGGATATTTTTATAAAATGAGACTTAGACAATTATTTGAACAAGAAGAAACAGTACAAGTAATATTGTATTTCGAAGATGGAACACAACACATTTTAGAGAATGTGCCTCGTAGTGCTACTGAGCGTTCTGATTTTATGGACATATTAATTAGAAATGCTAGAGAGAAATTAAATCGTGTTGTTATTAGATATGCAATCGGTGGCGAAGAATTTTCTGTTGGCAACCCGGACGGTAATACTCCAGATACAGAAAATCCTAATACGCTTACAAGTAAAGACAACGACGAAGTAGAACCGATTGAGCAAAGACCAGATGAAAATCCCGAAGTTACTCCAGATCCTGAAGGAGATCAAGAGCCCGAAAAAAGAGATCCTGAGCCAGAACCTGAGCCAGAGCCGGAACCAGAGCCAGAGCCGGAACCTGAGCCAGAGCCAGAGCCGGAACCTGAGCCAGAGCCAGAGCCGGAACCTGAGCCAGAGCCAGAGCCGGAACCTGAGCCCGATCCAGAGCCAGAGCCAGGGGACGAAACTATTGATATCGTTGGCAATGGTGCAAGTGTAGTCACATCAGACGAAGTAAAATTAGAATCATATGCAAGAGCCTGGAATAGAAATAGAAATGACGATCAACCTCAATTAACTGCTGACGGAAACGTGTTAGACGCTGACGGCAATCCGACTGATCAAACTATTTTAGATTTAATCGAAGACGAAGATAATTTAGAAACATTTACAATTAGAGCCGACGAACGTCTTGATCAAATGGTGCAAGGCGATTTTGACGGCGATGGTATTGTTGACGATGGAGAACCTCGAGCAGGGCAACCTGTTGAATATGCAGATCCAGTTACGCCGACAGCCGCAGAGATTAGAGCTGCATACGAAGCTGTACAGGCATATAATGCTGAGACAGAAGCTAACCAAGCTCGACTCGGAGGAGGTGCTGACGGAGACACCGGTGATGAAGGCACTGAAGGTGAAGAAGGTGCTATAACAGGAAATCAACGTGCAGAAATTCCTAGTATCATAGAAGATTTGAGAAAAAGTATGGCAGGCCTTGGGACCAGAGAAGGTTTAATGATAACAACCTTAAGACGAATAGAATCTCCCGCCCACCTAGACGCAGTTGTAAAAATGTACAGAGAGGAATATGATAGTAGTTTGCCAGACGACATGATAAATGAATTTTTCTATGATCCCGGAAGAAATACTGCTTCTCAGGTTGAAGAGATTAATAGAGTTATGCGTCCTTTAGGATGGCATATGACTGGTAGGAAATGGAGAGATCTTCGTTGGGAAAAATATACCGGTGAAGATCAAGGAGGAGGCAGCGAAGAATCTGAAACTCCTAATCAAGAATTTTCAAACGGAATAATAGAAGGTAGATTTGGAATAGCATGGAATCCTAACACAGACAAGTGGGTAATATTGATTCCTATCACATGGCAGGGCAGGGAATATTTGATACTTTCCAACAAAACTAGAGGATGGTTAGGAACAGGACTAGGTGCAAGATACTACGGTGGTACTAGAGACCCGGACACAGGAGAAATAACACCTGATACACCTGTAACCGACGACGGATTAATTGATGCTATCGATAAATTAATAGAAGAGAATCCTACTTTACAAAACGATGTTCTACCGGCACGCGAAGGTGACACCATTACTGCATTTACAAGAGCGCAACTACGTGCAGTAGGCCGTGATGAAGGTATGGACGGTGAAAAACTTACAGCAGAAGATGCTGAAGCAATAAATCAAGGACCGCAAAACTAATGCAACACTTCTACGACGGACAAATTAGACGATACATAACGCAAATTGTTCGTCTGATGAGCAACTTTTCATACAAAGACGGCAAAGGTACCCTTACCCAAATACCTGTAATGTACGGAGACTTGACTAGACAAGTTGCAAATATTATTAGAGAGAACAGCGAGAATAAAATTCCAAGTGCTCCACGAATGGCTGTGTACATTACAGGCATTGAACAAGACTTGAATCGCATGGCCGACAGTAGCTATGTCAACAAACTAAACATAAGAGAACGTTCATATGATTCAAACGGTCAAGAATATCTTTCTACTGAAGGGAAAAACTATACAGTAGAAAGACTTATGCCTACTCCTTATCAACTTACTGTTAATGTAGACATATGGAGTAGTAACACAGATCAAAAATTACAAATACTTGAACAAGTATTGATGTTGTTCAATCCAAGTCTGGAAATTCAAACTACAGACAATTACATTGATTGGACAAGTTTAAGTGTAGTAAACTTGACCGGAGTAACTTTTAGTAGTAGAAGCATACCTATAGGAACTGAAAGCGAAATTGACATCGCAACATTAACATTCCAAACACCTATATGGATTAGTCCTCCAGTAAAGGTAAAAAGACTTGGAGTTATTACAACTATTGTGCAAAGTATTTTTAATGAAAGTGCCGGAACGATTGAGGTTGATTTATCTAGACCAGCTCTTCAAGCCTACCAAGATAAAAACTTTCCAGAAGCTGATACTAAAACAGTTATAACTAATGATCAAACTTCGCCGACTCCGTCAACAGACATAAACACCACAGTAGTAACTACTCCAACAGACGGAATTAAACAAATTTTTACAGATCCAGATGCAATTAAAACTGATGTAGATGTAGTTATCAACACAAGTCATGACAATTATGGAGTTCTTGTATTGAATGGTGTTGCCAAGTTGGTGAGAAAAGGTGTTGTAGGTGCCGAAACATGGTTAGGTTATTTAAAATCTATGCCATTTAAATTTGAAGGCACTGGAACTATGAGTGGAACTGAAATAAGATTACTAAGAGCTGATTGGAATACTGAAATTGTAGGTTATGTTCAAATAAATCCAAGCGATCCAGACGAGTTAGTTATTAACTGGGACCAAGACACGCTACCCAGTGACACAGTTTTCCACGGACCTAACGGTGATCGCAATAAGATTGATTATATTATCGATCCACAGCGTACAAATCCATCAAACATCAAATCATCTAATCCAAGAATACTTCTCCTCGGTGATATAAACGATAGTTCAAGTATCGGAACAGCCGGTTATGATGGCCCTGATGCTTGGAAAAACAACGATGGAACTGACTTTGTAGCAAGTGCTAATGATATTGTTGAATGGGATGGAACAAAATGGCATATTGTATTTGATGCAAGTGAAGAAGACAGTACAGTTGTTTACACTACAAATCTAAACACCGGCGTTCAATACAAATATGATCAAGACGAATGGATACTTTCCTATGACGGCGAATATCCAGTTGGCACTTGGCGTTTAGTATTCTGATATAATTATTAGTATGAAAGAAAAAATTATTTGTAGTGGTGCCTTGGTGTATGCACTTGATACTAAACGTTTTTTATTCCTACATCGTGCAAATGGCAAGCACAATAACCTATGGGGACTTGTCGGCGGAACAAATGAAGGAGCAGAAACTCCGTGGGAAGGACTGCAAAGAGAAATTTTTGAAGAGATTGGAGAAATTTCTATCAAAAAAACTATTCCACTAGAAACTTTTGTATCTAATGATAGCAAATTCCATTTTCATACATACCTTTGTGTGGTCGAAAACGAATTTTTACCAAAGTTAAACATAGAACATAACGGTTATGCTTGGACAGAATTTAATAAATGGCCCAAGCCCCTTCATCACGGATTAAAAAATACATTGTCCAACAAAATTAACCTTTCTAAACTAGAAACTGTGTTTAAAGTTATAGATTTACTTGACTAATTAGAATTTTTGTAGTATAATATAAGTATGTCAAAGGTTTTAGTAATAGGCGATGT